AAGGATTGTTAGCCGTCTTGTAGTTGTGATAGCTATTAGCGACGTAATCTACCTCAAGCCACGTGTGGTTGATCTTGCTTTTGTTGTACTCCTGCCGAAGGTGGTTTTTCTTGGTACGCGCAAGATTGATAAGTGACAGTATTGGGTGATCGCTTGTTTTGACAATGGTGTCCCACTCATCGGTGTAATTGGTGCCGTTAAGTTCAAACCCGATGACTTCCGATAGCTCTCTATATTGAGCCGCCCCCATCATTTGATGCTCTTTGACAGAGAGCAGTCTGTAAGCCAGCGAGTGGATCGTTCGGAAGTAGGGTAGGTCTTTGTCAGGATCCAAGTTAAAACGCCGTGAGGCGCGATCCTTGGCCTCTGTAGCGGCCTTCTTTGTAAACGCAAAGAAACCTATGGAACTTGAAGGCACACCGTCAGACAAGGCTCTATCTACCATGTCGAGTAACGTCGTGGTTTTGCCTGTTCCGGGTGGCCCAAAGATCCGGTACATCAGAAAGGTGCCTCACCCACATTGAATTTTGCACCTTCGATAGTGGTCTCAATGTGTTGACGGTTGTCTAACGGCAGTTGCCAAACACGCACGGGCTTGCCTTTTATTTTCAACACTACGGACTCGCCGTTAATATCGCGTAGTCGCTGGGCAATCTTGTGTGATTTAAACTCAGTAAATTTGTTTTTACGCAGGAACGCATCGAAATCTTTGAGCCTAAAGAAAATGGAATCGGACTCGTCGTCTACCCACGGGCGTCGTAACAAGATTTCTTCACGGTCTTCTGCTCGTTGACTGTTGCCGCAGAACTCTTCAAGAAACTCGTAAAACTGACCTGTGACCGAAGCGTCCTGTGACACCTCGATAATGGCACCATCGGTCTCCGACATCTCTTTCATAAGTTGATTGATACGCCCTTCCCAGCCGCGTTTAGGAAGCGTCTGGGGCATGAAATTCAACTGTTCGATACAAGACTTTTGGAACGCTATCTGACTCAACAGTGCGTCCGTGTCTAGCTCCAAAGGCACACCATTGACATCAAGGAACCAGACGGGGGGAACGGAGTTGTATTTTCGAAGGTTGGCAATCGCCATGTCAGAGACTGCCGCGCCTACACCATACTTGCGCGTCACACACACGTCTTTGTTGCAGTACGGTTGTATCGGCATGTCAGAACACTTGAACGCGTAATCTTTTCGCTCAAGTTGTTTGACAACAATGTTGACCTCGTTGAGCGGTAACGGTGGATCAACATACGACATGTTGTGATGGAGGATTTCATCCTGCCACGTGTCAGGGTGGGCCTTGCGTAAATACACCCCGATATTGAATAAACCATTGTTTCTACCGCCCTCACCAATTTTGTTGGCGCAAAGGGTTTGTAAACACGGAGGTCCATCGACAATAGGCGTATTGTCAATCGATTGATGTGTAAGCGCCTCTATTTGTTCTTTTGTTTGGGCGGCATTGTCATAGAGTCCAAAAAACTCTTCGAGTGTCGCGGCGCTTCCATCCGTGTTAAAGGCATACCGAAGTCCCTCGTCAGCGTCGTAGTACGGTAAATTGAGAAAATTACCAACGTCGCCGCGATCAAGAAAAAGCTTAACTTGTTTCGGAAAAACTTCACTGCCACCAAAGCCTAATCCAGCCGCGATGTGATGCAATGTGTCTTGCATCAGCTTTGCGCTGATCCATTTTTTTGCAAATAAAAAACAATGAGCACCGCCCGACTTTGATCGGCAAATCACCAAAGGAAGCCCAACTTGATCGATTTTTTCGATCAATCGTTTGTGATCAAGCGGGTACTGGTCAATGTCAATGCAACCCCAAACGCATTGATTATCTTCGTTGATTGGAATTATTCCAATACTGTCGCCTTTGCCAGAAAGATGACCTTCCCAAAGCTCCGTGGTCCGTGGGTTACGTAACAGGCTTGCTTTGCCAGTATTTTTTCCATCCGCTTTTTTACTGTCGATTCTAAAAGTGCCATACGCACTTTTAAGGCCATCAAAGATAGCCGCAAACTTAGTCGCATCAGACATAGTCTGTTCCCAGAAAGGAGGGGCCGAAGCCCCCCGTTACTTAGAATGGAACGTTATCCTCACCAACCTCATCGTTAGCGTGTTTAACTTCCACATCCCCTGCCATGATTTGTTCGTTGAACATTTTGGCTTGCTTGTAAAAATCACCGTTATCAACCATGCCGTCCAAGGATATTTCCCAACCGTGCCAAGAACCTTTCGAGTTCTCTTCAGATACGGTCTTGAGCTTGTAGACGTGGCTAAAACGTGGGGGATTAAACGGTCCATTTTTGCCCATAAGGGTACGTTGGGCGATCATGGAGTTCCATTTGCGCGACTTCTTCAACTGGGTAGATTTCATCGCGATTAGTGCAGTGCTGACCATTTCACCATCGATAACCAACACAAAATGCTGGTGCGTTTCCTCAATGTAAGTGCCATTGCCGCCGACAACATAGTCACGATTGTCGTCTTTAGAACGCTCTGTTTCTGGACGTTCTTGATCAGGGGTAAAGATATTCACCGGTGCACCGGGTCCCTGACCGCGTGGTGCCCATTCGATAAACCTTCTTTGGTACGCACAGGGAATGACCAAGATACCGTCTTTGCCTTTGAACGTTTGGTTGGTCACGGTGTTCAAAATGTCACCAGCCTTCGCGTCCTCAAGATCGTCAAGCACTGGGTCTTGACGACTCAACACTTTTAGAAACGGTAATGCAAGATCTTCTTGCCCTATGTTTTCAAGACCCTTACCGGCATCCTCTTCAAACATCGAAGCGTCAAATGCGACGATGCCTTTGTCTTCTTGCACAGCTACTTCTGCTTTAGCCATGTTATTTTCCTCGCTTAATTGTTGCACGTTGACCGACAAATGCGCCGAACAGTTCCATAGGGAATTCTTCCCCCTGCTCAACGCGCTCTTTAACCCACGCTTTCAGCGTGCTTGGATGCACATCCGTTTTTTGTTCGGGCTGGAAGCCAAGCTTTTGCGCGGTTTCCATGAAACGGTAGGCCGCTCCATCTTCGCCACGACCGAAATTACACGCCACCGTGTTTTTAATAATGTCTCCGAAATCATTATCGCGGAGCCATCCAAACGCGGCAGGTTTGTTTTCGGCTTTGATGTGTGCGCCATAGGTGGGTCGGACTTCAAGTTTCGATCCGTCCTCCAACTCAAATTTGGTGATGCCAAATTCAAGCAGAAGCGCTGGTAGGTCTTCATCGGTGAGTTTTAACAGTTCACGTTTCTGTTCTTTGAGCTTGCCTTCAAGTTCGGCGATCAACGCCTCTTTGTCTCTGACAGCACGCGCGAGATCCGCAACTGATTGCAGTCCGCCGTCGGATACCTTTTCGACGTTGGAAGCCCCGGACTGAGTGTCAGCTTCCATGAAATCCAAGAGCACATCGCTCATCTCTTTCTCCTTTCGTGGTTAGGCCCGTTGTTTTTGGGCTGGAAAGAGAACATATCATAGGATATATTCTTATATCAAGCGTGGGAGAAAAAAATGTTTGAGTTTAAGACAGAGCCGTATGAACACCAGCGAGAAGCGTTTGATCACTCATGGCAACGTAGATATTACGCGCTTTTTATGGAGATGGGTACGGGTAAAAGCAAAGTCACAATTGACACAATTGGCGCTTTGTTCGAAGAAGGCGAGATAGATACCGTATTGGTGGTGGCACCAAAGGGCGTTTTCGACAACTGGGTGAAACAAGAGATCCCACGCCATTTACCAGACCGTATCGCAAGGTCCGTGGTCCGTTGGCAACCCAACTTTACCAATAAGTTCAAAGACCAGTTACGTAAAATCGCTGTGCCTGCGGAGCGAAAGCCAGAACATTTGAACGTGTTAGTCATGAACACTGAGGCCTTCAGCACGGACAAGGGTACAAACGTGGCGATGAAGTACCTGCGCAACAACCCTCGTAGTTTTATGGTTGTTGATGAGAGTACTACGATCAAAAACAAAGGGGCCGTTCGCACCAAAAATCTTGTAAAAGTAGGTAAGGAGGCGATGTATCGCCGCATCTTGACAGGCTCGCCCATATCGAAATCACCAATGGATTTGTACACGCAGTGTGCGTTTCTTGATGATAGGGCTTTGGGTTTCGCCAGCTACTACAGCTTTCAATCGCGGTATGCCGTGGTCCGTCGTCGGACGTTAGGGGCACATAGCTTTCAAGAGATCACGGGATATCAACGCCTAGACGAACTTGGCGACAAGTTGAATGAGTTTAGTCTGCGTGTTTTGAAGCAGGACTGCCTTGATTTGCCAGACAAAGTCTATACGAGACGAGAGATCCCACTAAGCACAGAGCAAAGAAAAGTGTACGTGCAGATGCAAGAGTTTGCTTTAGCGATGTTGGAGCGTGGAGAATTGTCTACAACGCAGTCTGTCTTGACGCAGATCATGCGCCTACAACAAATATGCTGTGGCTTTCTTCAACCAGACGAGGGTGACATACAAGAAATCAAAAATAGTCGCATTGAAGAGTTGCTTAACGTGGCTGAAGAGACTCAAGGCAAAGTCATTATCTGGGCAACGTGGTCCTACGACATACGCCGCATAGAGGACGCGCTACGCAAGCGGTACGGCAACGACAGCGTAGCATCCTACTATGGCGAAACCGACCAAGATGATCGACAGGATATCGTAGAGCGTTTTCAAAACCCTTCCTCCAATTTACGTTTCTTCGTGGGACAACCCCGAACAGGGGGTTATGGCATCACACTTACAGAAGCCAACACCGTTGTTTATTTCAGCAACAGCTATGACCTTGAGATTAGGCTTCAGTCAGAGGATCGTGCACACCGAATAGGCCAGCAGAAGAGCGTGACCTATATTGATTTTGTGTGCCCTGACACCATTGATGAAAAGATCTTACAGGCGCTACGTGACAAAATTAATCTTGCAGGCACTGTTTTGCGAGAAGATGTTGCGGGGTGGTTAGCCTAAGCTACCAATACCCCCGCGAATCATCTGAGAAGCCTCGTCCTCTGGAAATAACGCGGCGTATTGCATGCGCTGTTGAGGGTTGGGTCGAGCTTGTTGTGGTGCCCCTTGTATCTGTGGCAACGGTGGTAGCTGGACCAAAGGCTCGCGTGTCGGCGGTGGAGGAGCCGGTACAGGTTCTTCTTCAATAACGGGTGCTGTTACAGCCTGCTCTATGTCTTCTTCAAGTTCCCGAGCCGTGGCCGCACCGCCGCGACGAGTGACATCCAAACCTTTTTTCTTGAAATAATCAGTCACCCGATTAACTAAGTTGAGCTTTTCTTTTTCAGAAGCAGGCTTCTTAAGATACATAGCCAACAGTTTTGGATCTCGAATTAAGTCCAGCATTACATCCATTTGCAGAGCCAAAGGTATGTTGGCG